TATCTGTGGCGAGTACACCTAGAGTGATTATTTCCTGCTGATTGTATGAGCCAGCCACACACCGACCTGAATATTCAAATCGGGTTTCATCATAAGTTTCTTCTACCGGGTCCCAATTACCCTTTGTTATTCGTGCACAGGTGAAAGGGGTTATTGCATCAGAGAGCTTTCCATCAAAAGCTTTGCTAATTTTTAACTGTATCTGGTCTCGCAATCCCATGATCACCTCACTTAACTACTGGTGCACTAAATGCAAAACCTTTTTTCAGATAAGGCAAGAGGAGATCTTTAATAAAATCCATATCCCCTAATCTACCTATCTCCGAGCCTTTCACATAAGTAACTTCAGCTTCTACTGTATCAGCCTTTACACGCTCAGAAGCCACAAGCCCCTCGGTTCGGTCAGCATATAGCTGCCCATTGGCTGCCAGTTTTGCTAAATAAGCACCGGCCAGCATTACATTATCTGGTATTAAATCTTGTTCAAAAGTACGCAAAGGCCTAGCACTCAGCCAGGCATTTGCTCGAATAACAGCTTGCGCTGCGTCACCATTGCCCCACCATAAAGGCCCAAGCTTTTCAGTGACGGTATCAATGGTGACGTAGTTCATGAGTTATTCCTGTTCTAATAAAGCGACTAAATCAGCCTTTTTTGCATCAGCAGGGACTTCAATTCCTTTTGCTGCAAGCTGCTCTTTGAGTTTTTCAACCGTTAGAGCATTAAGGTCGGTTGGTTGAGTGCTATCACCAGCACTTTCAGTACCACCACCATTTTTTTCAGCTTCTTTGTCTTTGGCTGCTGAAGCACCTGTGCCAGAAGCTTTGTTTGAAACCTTCTTCGCTTGACCACCTTGCTGAGACTTTAGAAAATCATCCCAAGTGGTTTTGTTTTCACCTTTACCGATTCCCATTGCTTACTCCTTATTTAGTCACAATGAATGCGATTGGAACTGCCTTGCGGTTTACAACTCGTTCCCAGTTTGCAGCTAAGGCCAGATCACTCCATGAAGGTGCAAAAGCCTTTTGTTCAGTACCATTACCTGTGATGGTAGTTGCGGTAAATGAGTAGCCCAGCGGATGAATAATGAATTTACGACGTGACCATAAGGTTTCAACACCACCACCATTTGCCTGATCATCAACATAAGCCACAGTTTCAGCATTGTATGGCTGACCGTATGCATAACCGATTGCACCAGCACCAGCGACCATAGTTAGATATTGTGGAGCTAAGGCAGTGCCAAGGTTTGGCATACCATCGTCTACAACAACGCGCTTATTTTGGTATACGGCAAAGCGAGTATTTGCTTCAGAGTTGACAATAAACTCAATCAGATTTTGTTTTTGCAGATCAGCATATTTTTTGCTGTGCATGATGATAATGCCGAGCTTGTCTAGGTTGTCACCCATACTTGCCTCAGCATCAATAATCACATCAGCGTTTAAGCCGTTGGCAGCATCAGTGATAATCATGTCGCTATCACCATTCGCCACATTTTCACGGTAGACACCGATCAATGAAGCTATCAGGCGACGCTGTGCTTGCTTGCGCCAATACGGATTAATACGACCCCGAACCAGATCGGCAAGTGGATCTTTAGCAGTCAGCTCGCGCACTAATGATGCGCTAGACCATCCTTCATTGACATTGGCAATATAGGCTTTCATTTCGCCAGTGGTCACAGCTAAAGGAACTGCAATATCAGCCGGATTATCAGTTGAGTAGTTCGGTTCAATTGATGCATCCAGATCGTTCCAATAAGGAAGCGTAATATCAGGTAGACGAGAATTGAGTAATTGCTGCATCTCTTCGGTGGTGGTCAACACACCAGAGTCAGCGATTGCTGTCTTCTCTAAAGCATCAAGGGTTTTATATGAAGCAGCAACTTCTGGGGTCCAGATAGCTGCAATTTGAGTAGTAGCCATATACTAATTTTCCTATTAATTAAATTCACCGTTTTGCAAAGCGCGGTTGAATCCATCAGGGTCAGTCTTCGCCCATTCGGTACGCTCGGCAGTTGTCATTTCACTTGGTTTCTTGGCAGCACCACCGCCAGGATTAGCACCATTAGCCCCACTTCCTGATGCACCTGACGCAGCAATCAGCGGCTTAAACGCCGGATTGTCACGAAATTCTTTTTTAAGATCGTCAATCGTTGCAGCACTTGGTTTGCCCTGCGCATCAAGTACCCGAACTTTGACTTGACCATCTACAGTTTCAACCTGCAAACGGCCTGTAATATGTGGAAGCAGTACACTTGAACAACCTGACACAGCCAGCTCATTTGCAAGTGTTGAAGCAGTCTGACCTACCGTAAGTTGATAGACCTGAGATTCGAGTGCTTTGCTCTGCTCTAGCAGCTCAGCTTCACGTTTTGTTAGTTTTTCCTGCCAAGACTTTTCTAACGCTTCGATATTGCCGTTTTTGCGGGCATTTTCTTCTTCCTTTTGACGGGCTTGCTCTTCAAGTTCTTTAGCTTTTCGCTTGGCAACTTTAGCCTCTTCCATGAATTCTTGGTTTTTCCGCTTTAGACCCTCAAGGTCTTCTGGTTCTGGAATACCTTCGATTTTCAGGACGTATTTACCGTCTTTTTCTTCGTAAAGTTGTTTGACAGATTCCTCGACACCATCGAGGTTTTCTAATTGATACTTCAGCATTGTGCTCTCCGAGCGTTGTGCAGTCACAAACTGCGGACATAAAAAAAGACCCGTTTGGGTCTAGGTTTGGATTTGGTTTATTTATCCTGATTTCTTAATTCAACATCTTTCTGATGGCTTAGGCTTCTCATAACAGGTGCTTTTTTCTTGGGTGGCAGTTGGAAGGTGGCAGTCACAATGGTCATTCCATCCACACCACACTCAGCACTAACATTTGATTGCATGCCTATCTCCTGCTTAGTTTCGGCGTCTACAAGCATAAATTGATTAGTACCTTCAATAAGTTTTAATTCAATGTCTTTCACAATCCCAACTCCTTAAATGTCTTCCGGTCCAGTGCTTCAAGTTCTGCCAATGTGTACGGTTTGCCTTGTGGGTCTAAGAACTTCTCAAAAGGCCACTTGCCATCACGCATAAGCTTGTAGCGTTTTTCGCCCAGCCATTCTCGTTTAAAACTTTCGGTAGCTCGTTTCTCAAAGAACTCCCTGAAAGTCATATTGCTATCGACTTGTCCGATTTTTCCTTCACGCTCATCTTTTGGAATTTTTGAAACAGGCCTTGAATCTTGCACAAAGGGGCGCTTACCTTTCACCAATTTTCCATCTTTATCCACTCCCAGCAGAGCTGAGCGACAGTTAATGTGTAAAGGCGGTCTTCGCTTAATATCATTTTTTGGATAGATCGTTCCATCTAGTCCGGCACATAGCTTACTTGTGCGCCCATCAATTACGCTGGTGAACTTGTAGTATTCAAAATCTAGATCAGACCAAGCTTGCACATAAGCAATATTAGAAATATGACTTCTCGCGGTCCGTACAATCGCATCAATGGACTGTCTGGACTGGTTTAAAATACCGTCCTGATAATCCACAGCCTTACGGCCTTTTATGCGCTGTATGATCTGCTGATTGGTCTGACCCTGAGCAATGCCATCACGAATGGTGTACTCCACTCTGGCACGCGTATCTGCACTAATCTTTGAGAACATTTGGTCGAGCAGATTCCCACCTGCAAACGGTATTTTCTTGGCAGCTTTAAGCAGCTTTTCACCGTCTACGTCCTGAACCGTTTCATCCATCAACTTATAAATGTACTGAGCCTCATAAACCGCTAAAGCCACAGCAGATGCCGTAAAGACTTCAGGCAACGCAGCATTTAATGCAGTAAACCAGTCACTAATCAGGTCCCGAATCTCACGCAATGCCGGCGTTGTATATTGACCACCAGCTAAAGCGCTTTTCTCACTCTCTGACAGCTCATCAAGCAGGTCTCGCAGCTCAGATAGCATTCGGTTTGAATTGCTGTTAAATGGCTTGAGCACTTCATTTACAGCTTGTGTACTGGCCCGCTGCAAGTAGGCCTGATGCTGGGTGAGAGCATCCAGCATAGACACTTGTTGATTCATAGCGGTTACTCAACTGGCAGAGCGGCTTTACCTTCATTTTCCTGCTCAATTCGAAGCTGTTCTTCATCGAAATCCACTTCTGGTACTTTGCCGGTAGTGCGCAGTTCATGGAATGTCCGCATACTCATTTTGCCTTGTAGTACCTGTTCAAAGTAGAACTTCAGATCTTCTGTGCTGAGCTTGCCGCGCGCAAAGTCCTGTTTGATGCTGAACTTGGCTTTATCACCTGCACCAAAGTACATGGCACACCAGCGCAATACATTTTCAGCAGCTTCATTCAGGTTGGCCACACAAAGCGATAGAACACTGTACTGTGACAGGGCTTCATTGTTTGATTGAGTTGCGGTCTTCACCACCTGGTTTTCCTCAAGCAGCTTGGCACCCAATGAGGCCATATATTTCTCTTTGGCTTCCATGGCTGACTTAGCCAAAGTGCGTTCTTCAGGCTGAACGTATTCAAACTTACCTTTTGCTGGCAACATCATCATGGTGCCCGAGCCTAAACGAGTGCCTTTCTCCTCCAGCCAGTCGCGCCAATCAGAATCCAGCTCGGATATAACCGGCTGAACCTGTCCTGCATAAAACACACTGTTCTCATACTCCGCAGAGTTGTGATAATGAGCAATGTTCATCAGCGCTAAAGATTCAAGCGGAATACTATCCATTGCCCAATCATTCGAGAATGAACCGAGCGGTTGAAACGGGATTTCATTCCATCTTTGCTTGTTGGCTTGAGTGGGATAATAAGGCTCAGTATCTGCTGCCAGATTACCTGTACGATCTGAATAAGTTTGCACGCAGTATTCATTGTTACTATCTAGCCGCAGTACGCGGTAAACCTTGATCTCTTTAAGATTAAATTCGTTCAGCGGATCAACAACAGTATCTTTCTCAGCTAAAACCACTAAAGACGTTTTATAGAGCGAACCAACCCGTTTTACACGCCAGTTCAGTATATTTTCAGCCTTGTAGTAAATTACCGTTGGACGAATACCCAGCTTCTCCACATCGGCCAGCGAAGTACTTCCTTCAGTCTTGGGATAGTCCACAAAGAAACCGCCACGGCCTTTTTTAAGCAATCCTTCCAGTGCAGTCTGATTCAATTGAAACAGGGATTTTCCTGATCCATCTGCATTACTTGCCAAGAAATCCATGCCGTCTGGATCAAATGCCGGATCTTCAGCAAATGCAATCCCGATCAGTTTTTGCAACGTATCTTTGGTGACTTCAAAAAAAACAGCCCGGTTCAAATAAGCATCATACCGGGCATTGTTTTCAAGCGTATCATCACTCGCATTGGGCTTAGGGAGATAATTTTCACGACCCTGCTTCATTGCGTAAGCCCCAGCACAAACATCTTCAACCGTTTTCCAGCGCTTCTCGATGTCTGCATAGTCTTTATGTTTTGTATCTACTGACATTAGTAAGTCGTCCGTAAGTTGATTGTTCGTGCACGCTTTTTCTTGCTCATACTGACAGCAAAGTATCTAAAAGCATCGGCACCATGTGATGTATGATCATGAAGAGGCTTGTCTTTCCAGCAGCCTTTCTTGTCATCCCACTCTTTGCGGTAATTTTCTAAATGAGATATGCCTTCTTCACACTTTGACTCATCAAATGCACAATAAGGTAGAATTTCACGGACTGCTTCAATGCCATCATCCACACCACCTCTAGGTACGATATTGAAGTTGATAGAGTAAGTTTTACCATCAATCTCATAACCTTCCTTTGCCAAGTCGTAGCGGCTTTTTGCATCACTACCGAATTCTTTATTCTGCATGTCATGTGGGCCATAATGTCCGCGTGGATCATAGTTGTAGCCCTTCTGCTTCAGAATCGTCATGTAGTGACGCAAGCCTTCGCCTGAGTTCTCGTAATAGTCAATGATATGGAATTGTTCACCAACTTTTCGCATAAACCAGATTGCAGTTGAGTCACCCACACCAATATCCCAAAATGTATAGACTGGCTGATGACTGTTATCAGGTAGCTCCCCAATACGCTGCTGTGCATAAAGCTGTTTAAATTGCTTGGCGTAGTATGCACCTTCCACTGATTGCTGAAATGCTTCTTCTGGTATAGATGGGTACTCACGCTTAATATCATCTCCAAGCGTTTTCTCTTTAGACCAGTACCATGCCTGCTGTTCTGGTGTGGTCGAGATGCCATGCTTTGATTGAAGCGTTTTGAAGTACTCAATCAATCGGTCTGGTAATGGATCAGTCGCAGGAATAGCGTATTCTGCATTCTTCCACCATGAGAAAAAAAAGAACTTCCACTCTAGAACATTGAGTGTTCTTCCTTGCAGTTGTAATTTCTCGGCTTCCTGACAGTAATCAAAAAAATATCCTGCCCGACCTTCAGCAGTAGACTCTAGCGTAATCACACCACCCAAAGGCACGGCTTCAAATGCACCCGTTACAATCTCACGAGCTTTATCTGGAAACTTTGCACAGATTTTTCCAAACTCTGAAACATGCAGGCTTTTTAGTGTCCCACCACGGAATGAAGTTGAAACCGATACAGAGCCTCCTTTGGTAAAAACCAATTCCTCTGTAGTCATCTTCTCAACCGGATTAGCTTTTTGGATCAGCTTCGGTAAATGCTCATAGGCATATTTGACCTTCTCTCGAAATAAGCGTTGAGCATCACTCAGTTTGTGAGCAATCATGGCACATTGCTTATTTTCAAAAATTGCAGTATCTAACTGCATGATGCATTTTTCAGTAGTGAAACCGAGCTGACGGGCTTTTAAAATTACATTACGGCTGTGCATATTTTCGTAATATTCAAGCTGTTCTCTTGTCATCTTGAACTTAACTTTCTTGCCGTTTTTGTCCTTAATGTAGTAAAGGTGGTTGAGTCGCCAAAACTTGTCTTTAAGCTTTTCTTTAAGTTCCGCAAAAGTCATTTTTACCATTTGCGACTCCTTAAATTACTCCTCGCTTAGCTCATCGATCAGTTCTGACATAAGATCAACTTCAACACTAATTTTCTTCTGTTCGACAAACATGCCTATGTGTTTGCCAATAAGCTCAAGAGCTTTATTCGCTCCCGAATGTTCAAATTTATAGATAGCCGCTAGATTACCCTCTTCATCTACCTGAACGATTGGCGAGCCTTCACGATCTACGACCGCCTCAGCTTGCATGCATCTTTCAGCTATAGATTTGAGGTTTTTCAATACATAATAGCTATCTAACCCAAGCTCTCGATTTCGCTCTTCACGTAGAAAAGCAATCCGCTCTTTAACTTCTGGACGATTGAAAACCACCCAACCATGTTGACGAGCACTTCTTTCACTAAATCCGGCTCGTGCCGCTGCATTCTTGATACTAAGATCAATTAAATATTCATGACAGAACAACTCATGACGATCATCCACAAGTGGTTCTGCGCCAGGGTATTGTTCTGACATATTTACCTCATAAAAAACCCTCCGAAGAGGGCTTAAAATTCTTTATCTATCGAATCTTGGTAAAGCTTTTCTTTAAGTAAATAACCTTCAAGTTCCCATATCTTTTCACGAGCATTTCCATACGCAACTTTCTGACCAATCTTGGCATTAAAGTTTTCTGGACTTGCACATGCTGACTCACCTGTAACCGTGAAACCGTTTTTCAAAACGATTACGCAGAAGGTTAATAGGTCAAGCTGCTGTGGTGGATTGATGAATCGCTCACCTTCAGGCAGTGAGTTAAATTCTTCAGAAGATGCAAGCGCACCTGCATAACCATCACCAGCCGTAAAGTAATGAACACTTTGAATAACTGAATCAATATGATCTGGTGTTATACGAGGTGCATTTAAGCCTTTATCTTGAATCTCTTTTTCAATCTCTTGTTCTGACATGGTTTTTACCTTTTTTAGACAACAAAAAAGAGCGCTCACGCACTCTCACATTTCCCACACTTCCTGCATTCCTTCACCCGGAACACATCATTCTCGAACTCCCAACAGTGGAAGCAGAATATCTGGCGTATGTATCGGAGCATTCCTTTTCTCCTTAATTCGTTGGATCAACCCACTTTCTACTTTCGACTATTCCAAATCTGGACAGCAAAGTTTACGACTTCACGTTCATCCTTATCATCCACATAAATTCTATCCTCTTCAATCTGTGGATGATTAAGCACCGATGCAATATTAGTATCAGGTGCTGTTGTGCCGCATTCATGACAGCTTGCCACGGCAGACCATACATCACCATATTCTTTTAGCGTCATTACTTCGGATTCTACCGAGATGCTTGTACTGCCACACCAAGGACAAGGCAGAAAATCTTCATCAGGCACGCGGCCACTGTCTTGATCCTTATGCCAGATATTTTTCATACTCAATCCTTTTCTTGAGACACAAAAAAAGCCCACCTTTCGGTGAGCCTTCAATCATTAGTGTGACTTACTTACACTTCGCGCCACTATATCACGAATTTAACAGGTGCTTTCCGGAAGGTCAAGTTTTCATCATTTATATTTAATAAATTTATATCTACAGTGCAATGCAGCCAATCCACACTTCACGTCTTGCTCAGCTCCATGTTTAGAACGGTCTTTTGTCACCATCTGTGACCACGAGTTCCCATAGAAATATCGACAAATAATCGCATCCATCCACTCATCCATGATTTCACTCTGACCCTGCATGTCTAGAATTAAACGCTGGACTGCCCGAGCCTCATTATCATCAATCTGGCAAACCACTCCACCTCTAGACAGTTTTGGCTTTTCATCCTCCATCATATAGTCAGCAATAATCTGACGAGTCTTTCTCACACCCAGTTTAAACTTTCTTTGTTTGACTACTGCCTCATCCATAGCGACAGCAATCGGATTTATGCTTCTACCGCAAGTCCCGGTATTTGAGCACATCCACGCTCCAAATTGATTTAACCAGCCTTCCAAGTCGTATTTTGACCAATCTACTGTCTGCATAATCGTCACTGCCGCATTCATCCCGTTCCCCTTATCTATCCAACTGCACTTCACGCATTTCTATTGTGTAGAGATCACCGCCATACATAGTGATGTCAAACTTCTTGCCTGTTCTCTGTTCAAATTCCTTATTAAGACCCTCGCACAATCTGACGACCTCCATGTACTCCTCATCTGTTTGATTCAGCACGCACTCTGGTACTTTTGCGACAATCTCTCTCGCCACATTAAGGACCTCAACAGCTCGATCTTTGTCCAGGCAACGGAAGAACGCATGGAATCCTTCCTCATACTTTTCAAAGGTGCCCACTTCGTAAATTACTGCGCTCTCCATTGCTTTCCCCTTATTTCCCAAATATTCCGAGCAACACCATTGCAAGCATGAATATCGCTATGATTAATACTGTGGCTTTATCTTCACTTTTCATCACCTGCCCTCCCATCTGCGACTCTTGCGACTTTTAAATTCCTTTTCGCTGCTTTTACGGACTTTCCAAGCCACAACAGCTACCACAAGTGAAGAAACTAAGCTTATGATTAGAAAGCCACTTAAAACCCATGCTAAAAACTCAAAACCATCCATTCCCGTTCCCCTTTTCTAAATCTCTTTTACTTCGATTCCATGCACTACCAGCATCAGGTGGCGCTTCATCTTATAGACCGTGTTCTCTCTGGTAATTTCTGACTTCACATCTTCCACAATGTATTCAGTACCGGCCCAATATGAAAAATCCGCTTCATAACGCAGAGCCGGAGTAGCGCGCTCTGCATCTGAATATTTAATCTTTGGTGCCAACTCAAAGACGACGTGATGTTGCAGGTCACGAATCTCCCCTGCTTCTTCGCGCATCTTGAGCTTTAGGAAGTGACGGTACTCTTTGAGCGAATCAAAAGTACCAAACTGATTAGTAACGCGCTTATTGCCGTATTTAGGCTTCTTCTTACGCTTCCCCGACTTGGTTTTCACACCAAATCGAGGGCCTAGTCCGGCTTTGCGTGCCTGTGCTGTGGTAATGCGGAGGTTAGTCATTGGCACCTCGCAGGGCTTCTTGAATCTCATACGCCAAACTTGGACGCATTGTTGTGTAGTCATCATGAATGAGCTTTTGCAGTAAATGCCTTAAGCTCTGTGTGTGGGATTCATTACGCTTAATTAATTCGTACTGGTTGCTATTCCATTGATTTAACTCACTAACCCTTTTCTCACCCTCACCCACCTTCCCCAACAGCACTGCATTCTCTTTCCGGCAGCATTCGAGCTGGGCTTTTAACCGTTCCATCTCAGACTGGAGTTGCAAGTTCTCCTCAGTCAGTAGAGCATTCATCTCACGCTCTGATTCAATAATCTCTGGACTTGACTCAGATTTCATCTGCGAAGCAATTGCCGCTGTCTGGGCGCTTGAATCCAATACGTCATTCATAAGTTTTTTTAGACGATCTATCTCAGCCTGCTTTTCTTTCAGTATGTCGAATAACTCAGCTTTAGTTTTACGAGCCATTTCTTCAAAATTCATCATCCTTCCTCCCAGCGCTGTCCGCACTTAATGCAGTCCGATACCGAACCATCTACTGTTCTATCAACCCAGCGGTGCTCACACTTCCGGCGTTCAGTTTCGAGAATGGCGGTTGGTGTGCTCTTGTAGCATTCCGCTTCAATCAACTTGTTCTGATACCACTGAGCCTTTCTCAAGTCCTCTAAACCATTCTTGTGCTTATAGCGCCACTGGTACTTAAAGATATTGCCGCGCAGATATCCTATGAATTCCTCATGGGTCATCATGGCTTGCATTGCTTCGATACATTCAATGTTGCCTGTGGTGTAATGGCCCGGACGGCTCACGTTGTCATGCTTAGTCATGCGGTGGCTCCCCAACTGATCATCTTGCCTAGCAGTACCGCTGCTGGATTTCTCTGCTCAACTACCGCAGTACAACGAGCAATCGCAACCGCTTTAACCGCCTTGTACGAATCATCAAATTCAGCATCCAGATCCTTGAGCCAGTTTTTGGTTACACCAATCCACCGCTTCTTAATTCCACCCTCTTCAAGCCTGATGTGTTTGGCACCGTTTAATACCTCATCCATGCTCATCGGCTTGTTAAATGCCCATTCCATTTCATACTCATGAGTAGAGCCATCATCACCTTGTAGCGTGGTTTGAATCGTGAGTGTCCAGATCTGTTTCTTATCCACCTGACGGTTCAGATAAAGCGGGAAGAAATTCCCTTTGTACGTTGCAATCAGCTCGTCATTTGTAGGATTACGACCAAGACCTTCCAGCCACTCAGCCATTGAAATAACTTCCCACTCTGCATACAGGTTTTGCTTTGTCTTTTTCATGGATTTGCTCCAAATAACTGCTTAGCTTTTTCAGTTGGCAAGAATCCTTGCGGGCACTTGCCATCACCTTCAATAAATCCAAGCTTCTCAAGTGATGACAAATACCGCTGAACCGTTCTACCTGTTGCGCCTGAAACCACATCATCCAAGACATCCTGCACATAGGTTTTCTTTGTCCGGAACGTAATAAACAACACGATTTCAAGCGTCATTTCGAACATGTAGCTGTGTGATTGAGTAGTGTTCATGCCGCACCTCCGAATAAATCAGGCTGAGAAGCAGCTGGATTCATCCATAAACATTCAATTCGTGTATCAGTACCCCGACCAGCTGAAATACGAGCCTTAATTTCTACCTTCTTCCAGCCTTTGAGCACATCCTCATATAGATCAGATTGGTAACCCGAAAGCATGACCATTCCTTCTAGCTCGAGTAATGTATTGAGTAGATCCAGGTGATCTTTGTCACCCATCTCATGGCGATAAACACGGCCAGTCTTCGCACCCTCATAACGAGTGTCATGAACATATGGTGGATCTACATAATGCAAGGTGGTTAGCGCATCATGGTCTTTAAGAACCTGGATTGCTGGACGGTTCTCAATCAAAACCCCACTCAATCTCTGACCAATTAAACCTAAATGCTCTGGATAGGTGGCCCACAATGACTGTGCTGTTCCATACTGGCGTTTCGTATCAATTCGGAAACCTGTGATTCCTTTTGTGGCACCTGCAGATCCAAAACCCATTTGAGCTCGAATACATACTCGACGTGCACGTTCAATTTTGTTTTCAGTTGCTTCCCATGCATTTTCAAAGTCGGTTCGGCTGTATGGGGTTAAAATCAATTGCTCGATTAATTCATCTCTCGAGCTAGAATTTCGCAGTACTTCAAATAAATTAACAATGTCACCATCAAGGTCGTTATAAACCTCAGCGTACGCTCGCGGCTTCTGCAGAAGAACTCCAGCTGCTCCCCCAAAAACTTCGGTATAGCAGGTGTGATTTGGCATCTGAGAAATAATCCAATGAGCAATACGAAACTTCCCACCGTGATAACGAATTAACGGATGATCTAATTTCACACCCCACCTCCCATGCTCTCGTAATACTCGGGACTCAGGTCAGCAAAGCTAGAACGAGCCAAATCAGTTGCCAGTCTTACGGTTCCGGTTGATCCGTTACGAGCCTTTCCAATGATGATTTCTGCGGTTCCGGCTTCCTTAGAATCGCGGTTATAAACTTCATCGCGGTAGATAAACATGATGATGTCTGCATCCTGCTCAAGATCACCTGACTCTTTTAGATCGGCATTAACTGGGCGTTTGTTTGGTCGGTTTTCAAGATTCCGGTTCAACTGCGCCAGAGCAAATACAGGGCAATCAAAATCACGCGCCATACGCTTAAGATCTGCTGAAACCTCACCAATATCCTTGTCACTACGGCCAAAGTTATTTTTAGTCAGTGGTGTCACTTTCTGGATGTAATCAACAAAGATTGCCCCAAGCTTTCCGTACTTCATTGACATCTTTCGAGCCGATCTACGGATAGTTGACGTGGTGGTCCGGGCATTGTCATCAATCTCAAGCGGAGCCTTTTCAAGAATGGCTGCGGCTGTATTGATCTTTCCGCAATCTTCCATTTCGGCATGACCACTTAAAACCTTGCGAAGTTCAACCTGACCGATGCCACTAATGAGACGCTGGGCAATTTGCTTGCCTGACATTTCGATTGATACAAACAGAACAGGCAGGCTTTGATTGATCATCATGTCTGCCGCTAGATTCTGTGCAAATGTGGTTTTACCCATACTTGGACGTGCACCTATAATGACCAGATCACCTTTTCCGATTTCACCAAGCTTGTTATCCAGTTCAATGAAACCCGTCTTGATTCCACCTTCAAATGCTCTGTTTTCGTGAAGTGCAGCATGGCGATCCAAGAATTCACCAATGGCTTCTTTAGAGAACTCATGAGCGTGTTTTAGCTTGTCATCAACCTGACCTATATCCAGACCTGTAACTAACGCCTGTGCGCGATTCAGTGCTGTTTCTGAGGTATGTGAAACCATGTCCAGTGCCAGTGCACCAATCTGCTTACTTGCATCCTGAATCTTGCGACGAGTTGAAAAATCCTTAAGTTTTTTAATGTGAGTGCCAAGCAGACTGTACTGAGCAATACGGCTCATCAGGTTCACCAGAAACTGCTCATCAATCACAGTGTTCTCAAGCCCATTAGAGCGGATCAGTTCCCACAAAGTAACTTCATCGTAAGCTTCGCCTTTAGCAAATTGGCTCTTGATGTGAGTACAAATGACTTGGTGCTGTACTGCATAAAAATCTTTAGGGTCCAGCTGCTCGATGTACTCGTCAGTGCCCTGTTCTGCACCAATGATGGTTGCCAGGATGCTTTGCTCAACCGGGATAGAAAATAATTCAATCATTGCTCCATCCCCTTAAATTTCTTGGCTACGCCTTTGAAGGCAGTAACTGGTTGTTCAGGGGTGGTTTGTTGTTCAGGCTGAGCTGGTGCTTTTAATTGCTTAATTGCCCCCTGGATAGATTCATCATTCCAGCATTCTTGGTTTAACCAGGTAGAAGGATTTTTCTTAAAACGGTTCTGAGCTTCACAAACTTGAATGTAAGCCTGGTAAGCAATAATCAGGTCATCAACAGAAATACTTTTCACAGCTTTCTTGAATGCTAGTGCTGCTGGTTTCTTACCATCTTTACTCGGTACTGTTGCCCAGAATTTTTCAAACATATCTGTATAGATATTCTGTTTGTTTTCTTCTGTAGTATTCTTCTGTAAAGATTGTCCCACTTTGACCCCATCGATTGGGTCAGTCTGATCTAATCGATTGGTGCAATCTGAACCATTCGATTGGTTCAATTTGAGCTGATCTGGTACATAAGGGTTTGAGCTGTATTTTTGCTCTATATTTGAAAGTTGGTCATAGTTTATGGTGTAGTAATTTGTCTTGTTCCAGCGATTATTATGAAGCTGGGCAATTGTAATCAAATTCATTTCAGTGAGCTTTTTAATAATACGCTTTACAGTGCTTATAGACACAGTGCCACGCATCATTTCCACGCATTGCTCCTGCGTGTTATATACCCATGACTTGCCATCAAATTGATGATGAGAAACACCTAGCCAAAAGTGAAGCTGCTGTAAAAATGCAGCGGCTTCATAAGAACCAAGCTCAATAACAAGCGTTGGAGAAATGAGTAAGGGATTTTCATTAATTAGCAGTCTACTCATGTCGGCCTCCCCGGATTCGGGCCAAGGCTGCGAGCACAGTGCTTGGGGTAACTCGAACAGATTCGACATAAGCTTTACACTTTGGACAGTTGATCGGGTCAACACACTCAGAAGAGTGATAACTATTTGCCCGGTCTGTGTTGTGTGATATATTTAGTTTTACGTTCATTTTGATTCCCATTAATCTGAACTCAACCGCTCTTCTGTTCGCGCAGAAAAGCGGTTTTTTATTTGAATAAAATTCGCATGTACTCTGGTGAAGTAAATGCATGGGCTAGATATACTCTTGTTGCTTCTGCAATCTCAGGAGAGCAATACACATCAGTTTCTGGCACCACTTTTAATCCAAGAGCTGTCAATAAAACGCTAATAAATTCAACCTCAGTTAAGCCATTGGTTTTTTTATCATTTTTCATTCTCGATAAGGTGCTTGCATCCACTCCGACCTTTTCAGCAACTTGACGCTGATTGCTTGCATTGAGTGCTTGCAATATGAGCGATTCGTTATTGCTAGCGCTTGCAGGCAGTTCAATTGATACTTTGCTCATGGGGGTTCCTTAGGCGAATGCTGGCGTAAGTTGCTGTTTAGATACTTCATTAACCAGAAGATCAAGTGCAGCACCTTTGCTATAAGACACATCGAATTGCTCACTGTTTTCGATTTTAGAAACGGAGCTTTGAGAAATTCCTGTGCGGCTACTGATTTCGGTTTGACTGAAGCCATGACTACGCAGGAAGAGGATTTTTTCTTTAAGGTTCATAGTTAGCCTCCTATTTATTCCATTTTTATTCACTTATGAATAATTGTCAATGCACAAGTGAATTATTTTAACTTAATTATTCTTTTTTGAATAAAATGTAATGACGTTAAGAGGATTTCCAGATGTACCCTTTCTTAAAAAAGAATATTGAGTATCTAATTGAGAAGAATGGCACCAACTCAAATAAGCTCGCTAAAGATATAGGGATGTCACAAGCTACCTTGTTCAGGATTATTAGCGGTGTGACTAAAGAGCCTAAAAGAGAGGCTCTGGACGCGCTTTCTAATTGGGCGGGTATTACAATTACCGAATTAACGGATGTAGATTTAAAGCAACTGGATGCAAAACCAGAGGCGCAGGGAGAGGCACCTCAAAAGAAAGGAGATATTTATATTTCTCCAATCGAATTCAGAAGTGCTGAAGCAAAAAGATTTAATGTGAGAATACCGGTGTACAAGGATGTAAAGGCTTCATGTGGAAATGGCATAGAGAATTTTTTAGAAGATCCAAGCGAATACTTAGACATTGATCCCTACATTCTTAAAATTTTAGGGATACAGTCAAAACCGGAAAACCTCAAGATTATCTATTCAGATGAATACAGCATGTGGCCTACAGTAGCACCCAATAGCCCATTATTCATTGATGTAGCGGATAAAGATCCTGATACGCTCAAAAGTGGCTGTGTGTACGTATTTACGCATAATCATGAACTAAGAATGAAACGATTCTTTGTGAGTTATGCTGGTGGAAAGACAGTGAGATTAGCTAGCGATAATCCAGACAAAATACGTTATCCAGATGAATTTATAACAAACGAACAGCTTAACGAAATCAACCTGGTAGGTCGATTAGAGACAGCTTTGGTAAAACCTTAAGGAGTGAGCATGGATTTGCCTATCAATAAAGTTATCGAGCAACTAAGAGAAGCTGCACAAAATAATGAGGGCATCGCCCTCTCTGCTTCTGAGGTGGAAATTCTGGTTAAGGCAATTGGAAAAGGAAGATTCATACCTGTTTATACTGGCCAACAGATTGCTCAATTAGTTAAAGAAGGAAAGCTGGGCCAGAAGATGGTTATTAATAAGGAATAATTATGTCTACAGCCAAACTAATGAATCAAATAATTGAAAAGTTGAATAAAGCGGCTGATCTTAATCAAGAGCTTACTCTTTCAAAAGAAGAGGTTCTGGAACTAAGAGGAGAGCTTGGTGACAGTGTATATATACCAGTCCTAACGATGGAAGAAATGGCAGAGTTTAGCAGGGCAAAAAAATTAGAAGTTGCAAAAGATAAAGACAGTAATTAATAGAAAGCCGCTATATGCGGCTTAGTTTTTTGAAAAATTTTATAAAAAGACTAGAGGTGATTAAATGGGGAGAGAATATTCGATATCAAAAGAGCGTATGCTTGAAATTCTTCAGGAAACAAAATGCATTTATGATGATATTGATTTTTCACATGAGCCGGGTTCTGATTACATCCATTTCCGCGCAAACCAAGTCTTTAGGCTGGATACTGGTGCGACAATACCTGGCGCTTCTGTTGTCTTCAGGAGTGTCAAGACACCGGGCTTCATGCGACACTCTCTAGACCTTCGAGTACGCCATCTAAATGTAGAGAACATAGTGCTTCAAATTGAAGTTCTTCCATTTGATCTTCAGCATCCTACTCACAGGGAGCCAGGCTTAACTTTACACGGATCTCATTTATTGAAGGCCACACAGACGATAGGCTATGATAGAGGCGCTGACAATTGGACGTGGTTTCAGTGGCTTTCGGAGTTTGAAAGACAGACCAATTTGCAGTGTTTTGGGAACAAATATGAACCTTTTATAGGAGAACTATTCTAATGAATTCAAGTATAAAAGATTCAATTGAGAAGCTGGGTTTCCATGTCTATCATGCTGATGACGAGCATCTGTGTGTAACCACCCCTCAGACCTTCTCTTCTGGAAGGCCAGCATGTTATTTCATTTCGCAAAATAATAATAAAATTATCTTAAATGACTTTAGCTTAAATTTTCATGCTATGAGTGATTGCTTGCCTCAGCCAGAAAAGACTGAAAATATTATCTCTAGATTGGTTAGAAACACCCATACAAATGGCTTAATTAGATTTGAAAAACATCGTATATGGTGTAAAGCTGGTGTTCAAGACTTGGAGTTCGCTATAGGTCACTACTTAAATGTTCTTGGAAGAGTTACTTCTTACGAGGCTAAACCAACTGCCGACCAAGAGCTTGAAGAAATTCTTTCTGAGATTGAGAGCTTTTTGCTTTATAAGTTTGGAAAAGATAATTTAATCTCAAAACCTAAAGTGCTTGGACATACAGGTACATCTTACGACTTCAATTACCGAAGTGGCTCTAAGTTTATTGACTACGCGAAACCTGAAGCAGAAAAAACAGGTAAGCTACTCAGAAAAATGTTTGATGTTCAGAATCTCCAGAATGATGCTGAGTTTCAGATTATTCTTGAGGATAGGATTAACAAAGATCATTTTAGGCGTGAAGCTGAAATATTGGGAAATATGGCAAGCATCATGCCTGCAAGCAGCATCCTGTCATCATAATTTCTTTAACTCCAAATAACCCACCTTGTGTGGGTTTTCTTTTGTCTATTAAAACATGAAATTCAGCAAATGGATAAAAAATTTATTCACTTTCGAATAATTCACTATTGACTATTCTTATTCACTAATGAATAATCTATTCACCAAGACAACAAAAAAGCCCCTAGCTTTCGACGGAGAGGGACTTTTACTCAGTGAGTGAATTAATTATGAATGCAAATAATGATGAAGGCAAGTTGATTAGCGGGAAAGAGGCGCTGATTGCTTTGGCGAATGGTGAAGATGTTGAATGGCGACACCCTGAGCGAGATTGGTTTAAAGCACCACAATGTAATATGAGAACTCAGGATTTCTTTTCAGGGATTTATCAATTCCGCCTCGCCCCTCCTGCTCAGGGAGATAAGTCATGAACGCCAAACTCATTACCCTGCTTACAGCTTCGTTAATCACAGGCTGCAACTACGCCGATGCAAGTGGGCCTGCACAAGAAGTTGAAGTTTCTATCAATCAGGCTAAACCATTCGTTGCCCTTCAAGAGCTATCAGTTCAGGGCAAGCTTTACCCACATGAACACGAAGGCACGGAATCAATCGGCAAGGCAATCGTATGGCTAGAAGGTCAGGAGGATTGCTCACTACAAGTTGAGGTTCTGCAAGTCAATGAAGATGGTCAGCAATGGATTGAACTGGGGGAAATTCGATTTATCACCCCGGATGACCGCGATTTAGGTGCACCTGATTTTGAAGAAGGTATGACCAGCAAAATCGTTGCAGAGCTTACTACTGAGTTTGAAGAACAGCTTTTTGTGGCGAAGGAGGCGGTATGAGTGCTAAGCCAAATTTTCACGCCTACAGTGGCGATAAAGAGAAGCTTCAAAAGTTTCTTGAGCGTCAGCGTTTCAATACGTTCTCAATGTTCAGCATTGACAAGAATGGCAATCATGTATTCAAGCTGTACTGGGATTCTAAGCCGGATAGCGATTGGAGTAAGCCGGAAATTAAGGCAATTATTTGCTTGGTTGGCACTGGAAAAATGAATGACGAGGATATTGGCAGGGTAGCTACTGAGGTTAGAGAAATTTTGAAGGAGCGCCGGGTATGAGTGACGCAATCAAATTCATTCAACAGAAAGGTTTAGATGCAGCAAAAGAGTTAGTTAATTTTGGCACTGGTTTTGTGAGCGTTGAAGATGGTCTCTCATTTCACACTGATCAATTGATAAGCCTTATTCAAAGCCACTCTTATGTTGATATTCACGGTTTAGAACAGTCGAAGGAGATTGTTAATAACGCTCCAAGTGACGATGTTTTTTATTCTTGGACTTTGGGTGGCTCTGGAGTGAAAGACAAAACTGTTCATATCGGCACGTTAAGAAAAGCTATTGCAGACGTAGAAGCCTGCCAAGGAGCTGCTCAATGAAAATCAAAACCGCTTTTGCCGAGCAGTTCACCACTCACGACTACGACCCTGATTTTGTAGCCCACTATTTTGGCCGTATCGAAATTCACTTGGACACGCAGTACATGCTGCTTGATGACTTGCACACCCAGCGCGTCACGCTATCCATCTTAGTGCTACAGGACGGCACAGTCGATACAGACCAGGTGTGCACAGTTAAGACTTACCGTGGTCTGCCGGATGACTGTGTGTTTAACGATGAGTTTATCGCAATTGATGAATTGACGACCCAGCAGTTTGATTACTTCACGAACTTAGAAGAAGTGAAGCGTGAAATTGGATTGTTTGGGATGGAATTGGCACAGGTTGCTTAGGAGAAGAATATGAATGCACCGATAAAAGCAGAGAATCAACTTGCCGAACACGACCCAAAGTCCATCAAGGCTTATGTGTCAGATGCAAAAATCCGCCAAAAATTTGAAGAAGTTCTTGGTAAAAAAACTCAAGGCTTCCTGGCTTCGGTGATGCAGGTGGCGAACCAGCCGCAACTTAAAGGCGCAGTACCAGCAACTGTAATTAATGCAGCCATGATGGCGGCTACGCTTGATCTGCCAATTAACAATAACCTTGGCTTTGCATACATCGTGCCTTATAAGCGCAAGTTCAAAGATGCTCAAGGCAAGTGGTCTGAGTCTTTAGAAGCTCAATTCCAGATGGGATACAAAGGCTTTATTCAGTTGGCACAGCGTTCAGGTCAGTTTGCACGTATTGCAGCAACACCAGTATTTGAAGGTCAATTGATTTCAGCAAATCCCCTGCTTGGCTATGAGTTCGACTGGACTATTCCAAATCAAGGTGAAGCTATTGGCTATGTGGCCTTCTTTAAGCTACTGAATGGCTTTACTGCTGAGCTTTACATGAGCACTGCTGATGTGAAAAAGCATGCGGGCAAATACAGCCAGTCATTCAAATATGGTTCTGGTGTCTGGAAAGATAATTTTGAATCCATGGCTCTTAAGACTGTCACCAAGCTGCTGCTATCAAAACAGGCCCCACTTTCAATTGAAATGCAGACAGCACAGCTTGCGGATCAGGCAATTGTTCGTGACGTGGAGACCAATAACTTTGATTACATTGATCATAACGAGTCGGTAGGATCAATTGAGGCACCAGAAACAACCCTTGATCAACAAGAGTTCCAGCAACTTATAACCTCTATTCAGTCTGGTGGCCTGGATAAAGCGTTTGTTCTCTCAGGTGAAGCTGGCTACGTGTTAAGTGAAACACAAAAAGCAGAACTGGCAGGGGTTTGATATGAAAGTACATCCTCACGCGCTGCATGAAATTATGGGGGAGCCAAAGCAGGTAGATCCTGCTCTGGTTACTCCAGAAATAGAAGCAATACTGCGTAAAACTAAGCGCACTGATGAAGAAAAGGCTTTAATTAAGCATCTTAAAGAACACACATTATCTGAAGGTGCTAAGTCAGCTATAGAGCGCTGGGTAAAAAAAGATATTTATGGCTTTTGTGATTTCCAAGGCAATAAGTACACCGAAAAAGGGCTAACGCTTGAAGATAACGCAATACGCGCTGTACAGATTCAAAATTTCATTGGCATGCAAAAGAACGAGAAAACGTTCAGCAATGAATATCTGGAAGGCACACCTGACATATTAGTTTGGAATAAGGGTTATGGCCGTGACACAAAGTGTTCATGGTCGGGTATACAACATCCCTTTTTTGAGCGTGAAGCCGTGAAGAAAGTCAGAGATAACGGTTATGACTATCAAATGCATGGCTATATGAATCTGACAAAGCTTAAGCGTTGGGCGGTGGATTTTGTACTACTTCCTACCCCTGACCACTTAATTTTTGGTGAGGATCAAAGAGAGCAACAAGTTACTTTGATCAATCAAATACCGCTTAAAGAAAGGATTACAACCATCTGGATTGAATACGATGAAGAAATCCAGCGGCTAATCAAAATCAAATGTTCACTCGCTCAAGTATATGCACAGTCATTAAGAGCGGAGTTAGGTAAAGGCCTAAAAGTCGCATAAATCTACTTTAATAAAAAAGTAGATCCGATTTTTAGCACAGTTATTTATTTTAATAAGAGATTGGTGGTGAGAATGAGATCTAAAAAATTATGGTGTGTGGCTATTCAACAAGAAAGTGATAGCCCTTATGAACAATGGCCGGCTGCATCGAAAGAAATCGCTGAACGTGCAGTTGCTCGGTACAGAAAATGAATCATGCCATATTCCATAGTGAAGTAATTGCTAACTCCTATGATGAGTATTTTCAAGTGCAGCAATGGCACGGTACACGTAGAGAGCATATTCGCAAAATGTTCTATACCGAGGAATGGCTTAGTCAAGCCATGTATCAATGTTTTGACTTACCAACAGCATGCAAAGTTTTTGAATATGGTGAGATTGTTACATGCTACAAAAAAGGCTCATCACCACTTACTACATCAAATTTTGAAGAAGCCAAGCGCTTCTATGAGGTGGCGTGATGGATATTCAAAATAATTCAATTGTAACTGACGCTGATACTGAGGTTTTAGATAGTCAGATTACTCAAATTTCAAATGATTTTGCTGAAACTTATTATTTAGATAATGAGCAGGAAGAAGAATTAGAACTGCTTATTGCTAAGGCGATGAAACTTGGTGAGTTGTATGAGCGTAAAAAGTGGCAAGCAGCCAAAGCCCAAGCGGTGCCGGAAGGGTTTGTTTTAATGCCTATCAAACCAACTGAAACAATGGTTATGGCAGTCGTAAAAGAACATGAGGGTGATGCCTTTCTACCATATAGCTTATATGACACTTATGTGAAGCAAGCCATGATCGAAGCACAGGAGCAAGGCCATGAATAAAATGACACATGAACAATTTCTGCTAACGAAGCTTGCTGAAGAAGCCGCTGAAATTGCTCAGATTGCCCTTAAAACAGCGCAATTTGGGATGACAGAAAAACATCCTGATCTACCGCTGAATAATAAAGAGCGCATTCATTTGGAATTAAATGATCTTCTGGCTGTGGTTGATGAGTTGAATAGCTGGGCACAGTTTGGCTTTAAAGAAGACTATGCCGCGAAAGTCAATAAAATAGAAAAGCTAAACAAATATTTGGGCTATTCGATACGACTTGGAAAAGTTGAAAACGTACCTGATATTTTTGGCGAAGCACAGGAGCCAGCCAATGACTGATTTCAATCAGATAAAAATCAAACTAAAACTGTCAATCGGTTTTCCTGTAGCTAATCGCGAGGAAGAAACTTTTCTAAGTGAGCATATCTCTGAGGAAGAGTGGAATAAAT